ACAAGCTGCCGCTGCATACGCCAGTGGTTACAAGAAAATGAATGAGGGTGGAGATATGAAACAAGTACCAGAAGGAAATAAAGGTTTAGCCAAGCTACCTAAAAATGTACGCAATAAAATGGGTTACATGAATAAAGGTGGGATGGCATTTAAGACGTGTCCTACATGTCCTACACCTGCAGCATGTACAGCCTCACAGAAATGCGCCAAAGGTGCAAACGATTATCGTGTAGGCGGTATGGTATTAAACACAAAAGATAACAGGAAGAAAAAATGACACCTGAACAAATGAATGAAATCACAAAGCTAGGCTACATGGTGCTAGATAAAGGCAATGCAGTAATGTGTATGAGTACAAAAGAAATGGTATTAACTACAGATGCTGAAGGTAATCGTATTACAGAGGTGCCTGAGATCAAAGCTATTCTAGGTATGGATAAACCTAAGAAAAAGGCTGCGCCTGTGAAGGCTACCCCTAAAAAAACAAAAGCTAAAGTAGAAGAAGCAGAACTTGTAATGGAACGTGCTCGTGACGAGAATGGTCACTTCATTGCAGACGATCCTGATACCGAAGTAAACGAAGCATGGGTAGTCAAGACAGTTAAGAAAGTATTTAAAAAGAAATGACTTTAGTTACTCAGGGTAAACCTTCACGTAAACGTTCTGTTTGGGGCCATAATATTGGTACTACTACAGAAGATGTATATACTTGCCCTGCTAACTGTTCAGCAGAGTTAGTATATCTTATTGTCAATAACTCAGGTGGTTCTACTAATTCTGTCAGTGTTAAATGGTACGATATTTCTGAAACTTATGCTTCTAGTTTTGTAGAAGGTAAAAGCTTAGGTGCTGGTGATTTTTTAGAATTTCAAGGTATAGAGCTTGTACTTGAACCTGGTGACAAAATACAAATTACTCCAGTATCTGCAGGACACATAGACTCTATTGTAACTGTAGTAGAAACCTTTATCCCTGTTGGTTAATGCATAACGGGGTTGCATTATTGTATGTAGTATGATATAACTATATATGATATAACTATCTCTGGTAGCAAAAGTTACCGATAACACAAGGAGATAGTTATGAAAGAATGGTTTAAAAAAGTATTTGTTGCATTAATTGAAGCTCGTCAACGTGAAGCAAATGCAAAGATTGCAGCAATGCAACTATATCGTATGTCAGATCGTGAGCTAAACGATATTGGTATTGGTCGTGGAGATATTCGGAGAATAGCTTATGAGGAAGTCCAAAGCTACAAAAACAAAAAAGAAAATGTCTCGTGGTGGCAGTACCTCAACAGTAAATTCAGCGGGAAACTACACAAAGCCAACCATGCGTAAAAACTTGTTCAACAAGATTAAAGCAGGTAGTAAGGGTGGAAGTGCAGGTCAATGGTCTGCACGTAAAGCCCAAATGTTAGCCAAACAGTATAAAGCCAAAGGTGGCGGTTACAAAAGTTAAGAGGGCGATATGGACCCAGTGACAATAATCGGTGGGGCCACAGTCGCCTTTAACGCCATTAAACAAGGCATAGCTGTAGGGCGTGACTTACAGGACATGGGTAGTCAGCTAACTAAGTGGGCAGGACATATGTCTGACTTAGGTCAAGCTGAGAAACAAGTAAAGAACCCACCGTGGTGGAAATCTATGGGTGGCTCTGTTGAAGCTGAAGCTATAGAAATCTTTACAGCTAAACGTAAAGCAGAAGCTATGCGTAAAGAACTAAAGGATCACATTAGTTTTGTAATGGGTCCGTCAGCTTGGGATGAACTTGTACGTATTGAAGGTAAAATACGTAAAGAAAAGAAAGAGCAAGAGTATCGTAAAGCAGAGATACAAGAAGCAATTATAACTTGGACACTATCTGGTCTGTTACTAATGTCTGGTATTGGTGCTGTCATATTCTTTGCATGGTTATTATCAAATGGCTAAAGCTAAATCACAACAAAGCTTAGATAGATGGACTCGACAGAAGTGGAGAACTAAAAGTGGTAAACCTTCGACGCAAGGTCCAAATGCTACAGGAGAACGTTATCTTCCTGAAGCTGCAATTAAAAACATGTCTAGTGCGCAGTATGCAGCTAGTACAGCAAAGAAAAGAAAAGATACTGCAGCAGGTAAACAATTTTCTCAGCAACCTAAAGGAGCAGCTAAAACGGCTGCACGTTTTCGGAGGACATAATGGTAGTTGACTTTGACGTAGATGGTGATGGCGTTATCACCGCAGAAGAAGTAGCAATGAAAGAACGTATGCTTGAAATAGAGCTACGTGAAGAAAAAGCTGAATCACAAAAGTTTATGGCTTGGGTAGCTATGGGCATGATGATTATCTTTACTATATTTTTGTTTACTCCTATGATGTCAGACTCACGTGTGAATGCTCTAGCAGATTTGCTAGGGTTATTTTATATTGCACAAACTGGTGTAGTTGCTGCGTACATGGGTGCAACAGCTTATATGGCAGGTAAACCTATGGGCAACAAAACAAAGGATATGCGTTAATGTTTAAACTTTCACAACGATCACTAAACAAATTAAATGGTGTACATCCTGATCTAGTAGCAGTAGTTAAACGTGCTATTGAAATAACTGACGTAGACTTTGGCGTAACTTATGGTGTACGTACAGTAGAAGAGCAAGAAAAGCTTGTAGCATCTGGACGTTCACAAACAATGAAGTCTAAACACTTAATTCAAGATACAGGATACTCACATGCCGTAGACCTTGTAGCATATGATGGCTCAGATGCTGTATGGGAAATTAATGTTTATGATAACATCTGTGATGCTATGGCACGTGCAGCAGACGAACTAGAAGTACCAGTAAAATGGGGTGCAGCTTGGTCTGAAGGCGACATTCGTTTTTATGAAGACACTGCAGAAGATGCAATGAACGCATACATTGACTTGCGTAGATCACAAGGTCGTCGCCCATTTATTGATGGCCCACATTTTGAAATGATGTAATGGAAAACTTAAAACTTCCTATTACCGTAATAGGTGTAATCATATTACAAATTGGTGGTTTTATTTGGTGGACTGCACAACAAGCAGCTACTATTGCTGATCTTGAAGAGACAGTAAATCAACTAGGTAGTCGTATGGCTATTGAGGATAACGTTAATCTTAAACGAGATGTTATGGATAATGCTATGGAAGTTGATTATCTTTGGGATGAGACAGACGATATTTGGGTAGAAATAGATGGTTTAGCTATGTCAATTAATGACATTAATGGCCTTAAACAAAGAATAGCAACCATTGAAACAGAGTTAAAATATATTGGACGTGACCACGAAGGTATGTTTGATATGAAGGGCAGTATGAAGTGAGATGGTTAGTCTTGATCCTATTATTATCTAGTTGTGGTCTAACTTCTTTTATTCCATCAGGTGGTACTAATGTAGCTGCTAATACTCAACTTGGTAAAGAAAACAAACAAGCTGTAGTTACTTACGAAGAAGAAGAAACTAATAACGCAGGACGTGACATCATTACAGAAACAAAAGAAGTAGAAGCAGGTCCAGTAGAAAAACTTTGGATAAATAATCAAAACATTCCACCTTGGGTAATGATACTTTTATTACTAGGATGGCTACTACCAACTCCAACACAAATAGGTCAATCAATAGCAAACTTTGTGCTTGCATTATTTAGAAGAAAGAGTTAAAATGGCACGAGCATTAACAGAGAAACAACAGAAACTACTTGCAGTCTTATTTGACGAAGCAGGTGGTGACATTAATGTTGCTAAACGAATAGCAGGATATTCGGATGCTACTTCATCTACGGAGATCATTAACTCTTTAAAAGAAGAAATATTAGATGCTACATCAGCATACATGGCACGTAATGCACCTAAAGCTGCAATGGCTATGGTAGGTGCTTTGTATGATCCTACTGAGCTAGGTATTCGTGACAAGATGCAAGCAGCTAAAGAATTACTTGACCGTACTGGTTTAGTTAAAACAGAGAAAATGCAAGTAGAAGCAAAAGGTGGAGTAATGCTAATGCCACCA